AGCCAGCCCCAAAGATTAAGCTGCGTATCATCCAGTCGTACTTTTCAATGACACGGCAGGGCATGGTCGATAACAAAACCGACTTGGGTAGACGCTATCAAGATGAGATAGCCCCCCTGCTTACAATCATGGATTCGGTCGGCACGTCGGTTGAAGAGGTCGACGAATACGCCAAGCTAAACAAACCCGATGTTATGTTCTGTGACCAGCTAGATAAGTTTCGTATCTCTGGTGAATACAATCGTGGTGACGAACGCCTCAAGGAAACCTATGTTGTTGCCCGTGAAATAGCCAAACGAAACCGACTGCTTATGTGGGCGGTCAGTCAGGCAAACTATGAGGCACACGACAGACAGTGGATTGACTACTCTATGCTGGACAATTCACGCACGGGTAAGGCTGGTGAAGCTGACATCATCATCGGTATCGGCAAGACAGGTTCGAGCGAGGTGGAGAATACTGTGCGACACATCTGCATATCTAAGAATAAGCTAAACGGGTGGCACGGTATGATCAATGGGCAGATAGATATAGAACGAGGCGTGTACTACTAATGGGCTTTCTACTGCCTCTGTATATTATTTTACATATGCTTGTTAATGAAGGAACGAGCTTTGTCGCTGTCGCTATCTCTATATATCTTTTCTTAGGTATACTAGGGAGAGGGTGATGCCATACATAATGTCAGAAAAACAAAAAAGGAACAAGGTTTTGTACTCTAAAAAAAGAAGGAGCAGACGCAAATACTGGCTGAGTAAATACAAACTTGCGCTGGGTTGTTCTAGATGCGGCTACAACGAATACGCAGGATCATTGGACTTTGATCATGTAGATAGAGATACAAAGATTAGACCAGTGTCTAGAATGACGCTAGGAAGCTTAAAGAACTTGATAGCAGAAATTAGAAAGTGTATAGTCCTGTGTAGAAACTGCCATCAGATAAAGACAGAATTAAACCAAGACTACATGAAAAAGGGGATAGCGAATGGTGGATGAGAGAATGATTGATGCAAAGATAGAAACAGAAGCTAGGGAGATGGCTTGGGGTTTTGTAAAGACGCTTATTGCAGATTCCAAGTCAAGATATCCAACGAGTTGCACATATTCTTTTAGTGAAGATTGGGATATGGAAGTATATGTTGATTCCCCAACAAAATACGAAGCTTATCTATACGCCGTGCAGGATCACCCGTATATAGAGGGTAAAAAATATACAAACCCAGAAATTGAAGTAAAGGTGCTATGATATGGTAAATGTACTAACCTTCGATGTGGAAACAACACATATACACAAGGAAAGCGGCGGCACCACTGCCCTACCTTATTTTGGAAACCGACTTGTTTCTGTCGGTTACAAGTGGCTAGGTATGAAGACAGTATTCTATCACTGCTTCTACCACAGCGAAAAGAAACCAGATGACTATGCCTTCTCATCCTTTCAGCAATGCTTGAAGGACGCTGATATGGTTGTTGGACAAAACATCAAGTTTGATCTATCTTGGATACGGGAGTGTGGATTTGTTTACGATGGTGAAATCTATGATACGATGGTGGCTGAATATATACTTGCCAAAGCGCAGCGTTGGCCTCTTGGACTTGCTGCTCTTGCAGAAAAGTATGACGTTACCCGCAAAGAGAAAGACCTTGTTGCGCCGTACCTCAAGGACGGTAAAACATTCTACGACATACCGTGGGAGATTGTGGAAGAGTATGGAATAGCTGATGTCCTTGCTACAGAAGAGATTGCTGTTAAGCAGCTAGAAGCCTTTGGCACTACCTTTGAGGAACTATACAATGGAACGGACTTTATTACCGACACTACGGCTGTCGCTTGAGATGACTGATGTGCTTGCTCGTGTGGAACAGCGCGGCTTGAAGATCAATCTAGATACCCTAGACCAAATTGAAAAAGAATACCAAGAAGAGATGGACACCCTTGAGGTGCGCCTAAACGAACTGGCACGGGAAGCTATGGGGGATACCCCCATCAATCTGTCCAGTCCTGATGATCGTAGCGTGTTGCTTTACTCCCGCCGCGTCAAAGACAAGCCAGCGTGGTCGCGTGTGTTTAACTTAGGACACGAGATGCGCGGATCGACTATGAAACCCAAGCTTCGTACCCGTATGAAGCGCGGTGAGTTCAACGCTACCGTGCGGCGCATGACAGAAGTTGTTTACAAGACGCGGGGTCACCAATGTAGTGAGTGTAGAGGAAACGGACGCTACAACCCGTTGCGTAAGGACGGTACTCTTGCAAAGGCTGTGCGGGTGTGTAAACCTTGCAACGGAACCGGCGTCCTATATGTACCCACCAGCGAGGTTGCTGGCTTCAAGCTTGTCCCCCGTGACCCGATGGATACAGCATCTGCCGGATTCAAAACCGACAAGGTTACCCTAGAAAACCGACTGACTGATTTGTCTGGTGATGCTCACGAGTTTGTCACCAGCTATGTACGTTACAGTGCGTTGCGTACTTACCTGTCAACCTTTGTAGAGGGAATGAAAAACAATGTTGACGAAAATGGTTTTATACATCCAGAATTCATGCAGTGTGTTACGGCGACGGGTCGCCTTTCGAGCCGCAATCCTAACTTTCAGAATATGCCGCGTGGAAATACCTTCGCTATACGGAAAGTTGTCGAGAGTCGCTTCGAGGGTGGGTTTATACTTGAGGGGGATTACTCACAACTAGAGTTTCGGGTCGCCGGTTTCCTTGCCAAAGATGCACAAGCCTACATTGATGTCAACGATGGTACAGATGTCCATAGCTATACAGCCAGCATCATTGGGTGTAGTCGCCAAGAAGCAAAGGCACATACCTTCAAACCTTTGTACGGCGGCGTCACCGGCACAGAGGCGCAACAACGCTACTACAGGGCGTTTAAGGAAAAGTATGAGGGGGTGACTGCTTGGCACGAGGACTTGCAACGTGAGGCCGTTCAGAAGCGAGTAATTACCCTTCCAAGCGGCAGACAATATGCTTTCCCTCATGCGCGGTGGACGGAGTGGGGGACAGCTACAAACCGGACTGCAATCTGTAATTATCCAGTGCAGGGATTTGCCACCGCTGACCTTCTGCCGACTGCCCTCGTTCGCCTCGACAATGCTATGCGTTCGAGAAATATGCTTTCTGTAATCTGCAATACTGTACACGATTCTATTGTGTTAGATGTACACCCAGATGAAAAAGAGGCTTGCATCGGGCTGTTAGCCTATGCTATGAAGAGTTTACCTGAAGAGACAATGAATCGCTATGGTATTGAATATGATATGCCTGTCGGAATTGAATTAAAAATAGGCGAGAATTGGCTTGACTTATCTGAAGTTGAACTGTAAGATTGTTCTGCAACCCTAAAAACAGGAGAATGAAATGTTAGGGAATGATCTAGTAGGAATGAACGAAATGGACAAAATTGTAGAAGCTTTCAACGCGGACGACGCAGAAGCGTTGATGGCAGCAAGCGGACAAGGCACTGGCAAGTCTAGTGGTCAAGTCGGCTTACCCCGCCTAAATATTAACTACGATGCGGAGACAGAGGATGGTAAGTCCCTTCCGCGTGGTTCGTGGAAGATGTACATCGATGGTCGGTTTATTTACGCCGAAGAAGTCATTGTGCGGCCTATCCTTCGTACCTTTGAATATAGCCTGTGGGATCAGGAAAGTGGTACATTCACTTCCAAATCCGTGCAGAACCCTACCTTGTCGGGCATGTTCCCATCAACTGATGGTATCAACAAAGCAGGTAGGCTAACCCGTGATGAAGAAAATAAGCTAGATAAAGATGATCCTGCATACTTGCGATCTCGTGCCGTAGTTTGTAATCAAGTAATCTATGGAAAGATATCTGGCACCTTTTTTGACGCTGATAAAAACGAGGTGACTGTTTCTGAACAGCCTGTCGTTTCATACTTTAAGCGTTCAGGATTTATTCCGATCAATGATTTCATCAACGGCTTGACTAAGCAAAAGAAGCTTATGCAGAAATGCGAAATCAAGCTGACAACAAACCGTCATAAAAACGGTAGTGTTACTTTCTGGACGCCTGTACCTACCCTCAATGGTGAGGTAAGTATCACCGAAGAAGATAAGCAACTCATGGCTATGTTCGTTGATACTGTAAAGGGTCACAATGAAAATGTGATGAATCAGTACAGGGAAGCATTGAAGCTAGTTGCTGATGAAGATGACATCGATTTGGCAGCGGACTTCGACAATGCTAACGCTGCTTAAACTACAAGACTTTCTTTTGAAAGCAGGGCAGGGGGACGCTAATGTCTCCCTGTCTAACTTATCTAAGTTTGCCGATGAATGTAACGAAGCGGCACACAAACAACTAACGCGGGAACGAGGCGAGTTTCGTCTTCGGATGTCTGGTTTAGGTCGTCCATTGTGCCAACAGGTCTTGGACAAACACGGCATCAAAGAGGAGATGGAATACAATGCCTTGTTCCGCTTTTTATTTGGTGACTTGACAGAAGCAGCAATGATGCTGGTTATGCGGGAAGCCGGAATTGAAATCGTTGATTACCAGAAAGAGGTAGAACTAGATATCGCAGGTGTTACAGTAAAGGGTACACTTGATGTTATTATCAAGGATGAATCAGGCCAAGATAAGGTCTGGGATATCAAGTCCGCAAGTGATTGGGCATTCAATTACAAGTTCACTGGAATGGGTGGCTACGACAAACTAAAGGAAGATGATCCCTTTGGTTACTTGATGCAGGGCTTCTTGTACAGTGAGGCCGTCGGTTTGCCGTTCGGTGGGTGGATCGTTGTTAACAAGTCGAGTGGGCAGATAGCTGTTGTCGAGGTTCCTGACTGGTCGCAGGACGACAAAGATGCGTATCTGTTGGATGCAGCAGAGCGTGTGAAGTTTCTTACAGACCCACGTGTGAAGCCGTTCAAACCATACAAGCCTGAAGATGAAACATACAGGCGTGACGGTGAAGTTATATATACAGGAAACAAGTTGCTTCCTCGTGAGTGCAACCTGTGCGGTTATAGGTATCATTGTTGGCCTAATGCTGTCTTGCACAGCAGAGTAACATCACGGGCCAAGTCTCCACCACAAGTTTGGTACTCGACACTTAAAAAGAAGGTACTCTAATGCCCTACCTTTTTACTAGAAATTACGATGTAGAATTGATGGGTATGAACCCCCATCTGTTTCAAGTGTACATAGAATCTCATCGTAAGCACGGGGGAGAACGGCGGGTAGTCCTGCTTCGCCAAAACGAAAAGGGACTACCCCTCACCCTTCGTGAACACTACGGAGACGGTGGGCACGTCACAGAAGAAACAGCCGCACATGATATAAAGACGGTAGAACTAGAACTTCAGGGCATCAGTAGGATGTCCTACAACGGAGCAATTGTATGCGTTCCAATGAATCCATTGACATTAGAACTTACAAATATAGAAAAACGATCCCCCAAACTGGCAGGGTATCTAAATCAACGACTAGCATCGATAGGAATAGAGTTTTGAAAAAAGCTGGATACCGGTCACAGTTTGAACTTAATTTAGCACGAACTCTCACCGAAAACAAAGTGCCGTTTAGGTACGAAGAAACAAAGTTTCAATATATACCTGCACCACGCCATTATACACCAGATTTCTACCTAGAAGAATCAGACATATACGTCGAAGCAAAAGGGCATCTTACAAAAGATGACAGGGTTAAGATGGTGCTTATAAAAAAACAACATCCCGATCTAGATATTCGTTTTGTTTTCGTTCGTGCGTCGAATAAGATTTACAAAGGCAGCAAAACAACGTATGCTTCTTGGTGTGAACGACATGGCTTTGAATGGGCAGAGGGTTCCATTCCAACAGATTGGTATGAAAAAAATGGCAGACGATAACGACATCCAGCAGAATATGGAAGCCCTGTCTCTTTTACCGGACAGGTACTACATCATTCTTCGTCCTACTGGAGACGGGGAGTTTACTCTTTCTGCCTATGATACCACAAACAACAAGTACG